AGGAAAAGGATAAATAACCCAGACACGATGGATGGATAGATAAATAAAGGGGTTTATTGAGCAATAGATTACGGCTGTGCGGGGCCGCACCCTTGCACGGTCGTTTTTTATTGCTTGGGAGTTAAAGATGAATATAGACATTCGTGTAATAGATGAGATTCCGATGTATAGGGAGTATTACGGCAGGCATTGTGGTTTGTTTCCAGGCAGTCATTACTTTCGGGTTTTATTTGGAACTTTTGGCGGGGATGTATGTTTGGTTACTTGCGCTCGTGGTGATTTACAGTCCTGTATAGAGAAGGGTTTAAGTTTACGGAGATGATAATGGGCGGCATACGTCGGATTAAGAAGAATTTGAACGCACCTATAGCTTTAGGTGATACGGGCGTGAAGTTTAACGGATGTCGGGTTTTATTGGCGGATATTAACCCATCTAAGGTTAAGGAATCGGCGGGCAAATTTTCGGGTTTTTTGGGTCATTTAACGGGTCGGGCATCTTTAGTTAATATTCGGGATTTATACGAGGCCCATTTCAAGGTTTTGTCGGGCTTATTAAAGGGCGAGTTGTGGAATTAATTGAGAAGAGTCTGTTAAGTGACGCTCCTTATTGGGCGTGGGTGAAGGGTTTACACATAGACGGTCGTCCGTTTGATTTGGAGGGTCGGTCGTACCAGTTAGAGATTATGCGTCCGGTATGCGAGGACGGTAAGGTCAAGCATAATGAGGTCATTAAGAAGGGTTCTCAGACGGGAGCAACGATGGGTAAGTCGCTTGAGATAGCCCACGGCGCGAGGTATGGTCTTTATCCACAGGGAATAATATATTATTTTCCATCTAAAGCAGCCGTAGAAGACTTTTCTGGCAGTCGGTTCAAGCCTCTTTTGCAAGACAATTACGAAGACATAGGTAGATATTGTAATGACATTAACTCAGTTTACACTCGAAGAATAGGTAAAACAAATGTCAATTTTCGTGGTTGTTCTGGTACGACTATTATTGGTGGCATAGCCAAAGACTCTACGCAGGTTCGTCAGACCCCCGCCGACTGGATTCTTTTAGACGAAAGGGACTTATTTGACGATGAGATGGCCGCACAGGTGAATCAACGTCTTGGCAATTCAACGATACGTCGCCGGTCTGATATGGGCACTCCGAAATTACCTGACGATGGTATTGACCGGCTCTACGGAAAATCTGATATGCGCCGGTGGATGATAAAGTGTGAGTGCAGGAAGCATACCTGTATGGAGACCGAATTTCCCAACTGTATTAAGGTCGAAGAGGGTAGGGGTTTTCCCGTATGTATCCATTGTGGCAGGGAAATCAATCGTTCTGATGGTCAGTGGGTTCCGGATTCGCCATCAAAGGACACGGTAGGTTATTGGTGTAGTCAGTTATTGAATCCGAACAGGGACTTATTACAGGTTTTGAAGGAGTATGACGACCCCGAAGAATACGACACTACCGAGGCGGAGTTTCAGAGAACAGTTTTAGGTAAGGCTTTTGCCCGTGCTGAAGATTTACTGAGGGAAACGGAGGTCTATCAATGCTGCACGCAAGACCAGATGGCGTATTCCCATAAAGGCCCGTGTGCGATGGGTTTTGACGTAGGTTTTCCGCTTATTCACGTTGTTATAGGCCATAGGATAGGTAAAGACAGATTCAGGATAGTTAAACTTGCAAGAGTATCTGAATGGAAAAATCTTCACGACCTTGCCCACAGGTTCAATGTAAAGGCAACTGTCGGCGATGCTATGCCGGAATCTCATAAGATACGGGAATGGGCGGGGACTGAAGCCGGATACGGAAATACGGTATATCCGTGTTATTACACAACTCACCTGAAGACTTTTGATAATTGGGGCACGGACAATATCGTAAAAGTGAATCGCACTGACGTATTTGACGAATCTCATCAGATGGTAGTCAATCCTGGCAGGATGTTAATACCCCGCAGGTGTCAGGAAATTGATATTTTTGCTCATCAAATGTGTATGACAGCTAAGTTCTTAGAGACGGATAAGCGGGGCAATATGGAATATCATTATCGCAAGGTCGGCGACAAGCAGGACCATTACCGTAACGCATTGAACTATTTTTATTTAGCCTGCAAGAAGATTGGTATTCCTTCTTCTCATTTGGACAGGAAAAGACCTGTCACGCAGGACATGACTTACAAGTTAGGAGCATAGGAAAAAATGATAAAGAAATGGACTGAAGATTATTTAGAGCAGTATTACTGGGTCAAGGACGGTGACACAATGCCGTGGCGAAACAATGAAGTTTACGCGGGTAGTATGTCCGTTGCTAATGGCGCTCTGGCGGCTGACGGTTCAGATGATGCTACAGTGGAGGCCATTGCCGCTGCCAACATAGTGTTAATCAAGCCGCGCAACGGCACGGTTTCATTGGAGTTTAGATTCAGGTCTGATGGCACAGTCGAGGGCGACCAGGAGGTTCTTAATCTATATGCCGCTGCCGGTGTGGATTTCTACCAATTTGTTGACACGCTGACTATTGACCGAGGGCTTTGTGAGTATTCAAGCACCATATTTTTCTACGATAAAATTGTTTCCACCGGCGAAAAATGGCCCACCGCGACCAACGAGTCCGGTGATACTGACGAAAAGATAGGTTGGTATGTAATGAACACTCACGGCTACGACCGTTTCGCTTTTGTTATGACGACCAAAGACGCCAATACAACTAATTTATACATTGACTGGCGAAGACACTAATGGCTAACGAGGTAAATTTCGGATGGGCGACGGAAAAGGAGCTGACTTTTAGCGTCTATACCGCAGCCGGGGTACAGCGTGAAGCGGGAACTGAGATGACCGAGACTCCTGCATCAAGCGGATTATATCTTGGTACACCTACAACCATACAGACCGGTGACAACGTGGTAGTAAAAGAAGGCACGATAGTCAGGGGACACGGTGAATACGGGGGAGGTATAGAGGGTGATTTTGAGATAGTCATCCCAGCAGGGTATGTGGGTGATTATTTACAAAGAGAAACAGTGTATTTTTTCTGGCATACAAATATGGCTTTAGATACCAACGGAACGGTGGTTTGTTATAAGGACAACAACACAGGAGAGGTAACTATTCCTACGGGCATTACGGATACGAGAGATTTTGATAGTAAGACCGGTGTTCATTTAGTCAAGATAGATTTAACGGCTAACTCGTTTTACGTTCCTTTAAGCGATTACGCTATTAACTTAAACGGTGCTGTTGTCGGAAGTAAGACACTAAATGTTACTCTTGCCACGTTCTCTATAGAGAACAGGCATCAGGGATTGAAATGGTTGAAAAATGGATAGAGATTTCAGTACAAATATAAACCAGGAGCTTACCAAACAAATTACGGAAGAGCTTGTCTCTAAAATTGTCGTAACGCCCAAAGGTCTTGCCTTGAAAGGACGTGAGAACAAGCCTATCAAGATACTGGCACAGGGCGAGAAGGGAGATAAAGGCCAACCAGGTCGAGACGGCAAAGACGGCAAAGACGGCGTAAAAGGAGGGAAAGGCGACAAAGGCGATAAGGGCGAAAGCGTACAAGGCCCGAAAGGAGATAAGGGCGAACAAGGCCCAAGAGGTTCGAGTGGTGAAAAAGGAGAAAAGGGCGAACCAGGCAAGAATGGTTCTGACGGCAGGGATGGTATAGATGGCACAAAGGGCGTTAAGGGCGACAAAGGTGAAAGCATACAAGGTCAACAGGGCATTGAAGGTAAACAGGGTGAGCCGGGCAGACCTCCTGAGTATGAATGGAGGGGGACTGAATTAAGATTTAAGAACCCTAATGGAACGTGGGGCCAGTGGATGGAGTTGAGAGGCAGGGACGGTCATAACGGTCAGAGTATTCAAGGTTATCCCGGCCCGAAAGGTGACAAGGGCGATCCTGGCCTGATGCCTGCCGAGGTTTCATATATAACAAATTCACTAATGGAATTAAAAGAGAGAATAAAGGAGTTGGAAAAATGACAGGAAGTGCACCGTCCAAACCGCCGCCTGCGCCTGCGCCTCCGGCGATGCCTGTGCCTGGCAGGGAAGAAGAACAGGCCAAAAAGACAGTAACACGCAGGAGAGGCAGGAGTGCCAATAGATTAGCCGGAAGAATGATGCAGAACAGAAATATATTAAATTTAAGGAACAAGCTCGGTGAATAGTGCAGAAGACATAATAGCCAGAATGGAGCAGTTGGAACAGAATCGTACCAACTGGGACACTCAATGGCAGAACTGCGCCGATTATGGTATGCCGCAGAACAATCAAATTACAAGCAAGAAAGCTCCTGGTTCTGCCAGTGGTGTGGATTTGTTCGATACAACTGCTGAGGATTCAAATATCCAGTTAGCGGCAGGATTATACTCGTATATGTTCCCTACGGAAGGCCGTGCATTTGTTTTGGAAGTCGAAGATGAGGAATTAAATGAAGAAGACGAGGTTAAACAGTGGCTTGATACTACTACGAAGGCCATTCACAAGCATTTGATAAGCTCTAACTTCAGAGAGGCGTTTTTTGAATTTCTGAAATCTTTGGGTTGTTTCGGTACAGCCTGTTTATATGAAGAAAAGGGCAAAAAATCTCCCCTGATATTTGTCTGTCACCATATGGCTGGTATTTATATAGTCGCTAATTCGGACGGTATAATAGACACGATATTCAGAAGTTATGAATACACCGCACGACAGGCCGTACAGGAGTTTGGTAAGGAAAGTTTAAGTGAGAAGATAGTAACTGCATACGAAAACCCCAAAACAGCAGAAAAGAAATTTCAGTTTATCCACGCAGTTTTTCCCCGTGAGGAATACGACTCCACCAAAGAAGACCCAATAAATATGCCCTTTGCCAGTATCTACGTCTCTCGTACAGATAAGCATAAAATCTCGGAAGGCGGATACAAAGAAAATCCATTTCAGGTGGACAGATTTGATAGGGACGCCTTAGAGGTTTACGGTCGGTCGCCTATGATGAAGAAGCTGCCTGATATAAAGATGGTCAACGCAATGAAGAAGACTCGGATTAAGGGCTGGGAAAAGCAGGTTGACCCTGTGGCCCTTTTGCCTGACGACGGTTCGATATGGCCTTTTGCCACACAACCTGGTGGCGTGATTTATTATCGAGCCGGTGGTGACAAGCCTGAATACTGGGAGTCCAAGGGCGACTTGAAGGCTATGGAGGAGGCAATCCTAACCGTGCAGCAGAGTATTCAAAAGGGCTTTTTCCTTGATATGTTCGACCCGTTAGTTGACAGGCAGAATATGACCGCTACCGAGGTAATGGCGAGGGTAGAGCAGAAGATGAGGTTCTTAACTCCTATTATTGGCCGGTTACAAAGCGAGTTATTTAACCCGATGATACACAGGGTCATAGGAATATTGGAAAGACAAGACCTATTGCCGGATATGCCGCCTGTATTGTCTGAGGTGGAGTACAAGATAACTTATCTCGGCAGGCTGGCTTTGTCGTTAAAGACCTTAGAGACTGAAGGTTTGCAAAAGACTTTAGCTGAATGGGGGCCGTTAGCGCAGGCCGAAATCACTGAGTGGCTGGACAATTTGAATCAGGACAAGGCGTTCAGGGACAGTGCAAGAAACAACGGCTGTCCCGCCACTTGGCTGGAAGATTTGAATAAGGTAAAAAAAGACAGGGAACAGATACAGCAGCAGCAGCAGGCGCAGGCATTGAGGCAGCAGTTACCTGAATTAACTAAAGCTGCCAAGAACTTAAATCAAGCCCCCGAAGCAGGTTCTATTATGGAAGGAGTAACAAGTGCAACTTAATGAAGACCAGTTACTGGATGAAGACCAGAAAAAAGAAGTAGAAAAGAGAATACATAGGTCTGCCTGTTTTCAGAGGGTATTTGAACGGGATGTTGAGGGCAAAGAAGTATTGAAAGAGATAGATATTATGTCCAATTACAATATAGATACATTCGACCCTGACCCTTATATAAGTGCGTACAGAGCTGGTCGAAGGTCTGTGTCTGTATTTATTCACAATACAATAAGTCAGGACTTAGATAAAGCGAAAGAGATGCTGAAAAATGCCGGAAGTCAAACCTAACGAGAGCCGGAAAAGTTATGTGTCACGGTGCATAGCGTACTGTGTGAAAAAAGAAGGTCTGACTCGTAGTCAGGCCGCTGGAAAGTGTTACGGGATGTTTAGAAACAAGAAAGGAAAGAAAAATGGATGACCCTGATAACCCATTGAAAAATGGCCCAGACAACTCAGCCAAGAAGTGTAGGTATTGTGGGAACAAAAAGAAACCAAATGTAAAGTGGCCCACTGAAGAATATTGCAGTGGCAAATGTATGCAAAAGGATGGCCTTAAACCTGTATCGGTAGATGAGCAGTCAAAAGGGCCGCAGAAAATTAGAAAGGCCACGCTCGAAGATTATCAGGCTCATCCGAAGGATTATCGACGGCGGTATGAGCCGGAAAAAATTAACTGGGGCGAACCCCTGACTTCTCGGCAGTTGAAGCAGGCAGGCTTCCGGGCGAACCGAGAGCCTATTCCCGGCGATTGGGATTATATAGAACAGGAGGTGGCAGATGGACGGTGAAGGCAATCTCCAGTTAGTTGATTCTGATGGCACTTTTTCTGAAGACTGGGTTGAGCAATTAGGGGACGATTATAAGGAGCACGCCCCTACTCTGTCGAGGTTCAAGAATGTAAGGGATTTGTCCAAATCGTATGCTGAAGCGAGGAAAAAATTGGGCCAAGACCCCGAATCTCTTGTCCAAATACCCAGGGACGACTCACCAGACGAGGTCAAGGCCGCTTTTCATAAAGCTGCTGGCAAGCCTGAAAAGGAAGATGGTTACGAGTATAAGTTACCTGACGATTTAAGCGCCAAGGTAAAGGTTGATGACGAAAAGATGACCGGCTTCAGGAAGTTGTCTCACGAACTTAACTTGAACCAGAAACAGCACGAAGGGCTATTGAATTTTTACTTTAAGGACATAGCCGACTCGCAGGACAAATTTGAGATGCTGATGGCCGAGCAGGAAAAGGAAGATGCGGAAAAAGGCAAAGCTGAGTTGCGGAAATTATATGGAAATGGCACTGATGAAAGAGTGCTGCGTGCCAATGCCGTCCTGCGTAAGTTCGGTGGTGATGAAGCGGTGGCGTCATTTAACGCACAAAATAATCCGTTAATGGTAAAGTTCCTCGACAATATCGCAGAAGCTATGAGTGAAGACACGCTTAAAGGCGTTGCTGCGGCGACATTTCCTTCAGCAAGTGATATAAAAAGTCAAGTAGCGAAGATACGAGAAGAAATGACAAAAATTGAAAAGGAGAATCCTGGTACATACAGAGGAAATCCGAGATATAAAGACTTAATAGAGCAGAAACACGAATTGTATAAAAAGATGCCTGCTTAATCAGAAAACCTCTTATAAAAGAGTCCTGTGCTTTGAGCTAAAGCAGCTCCGTCGCAGTACGACGTTAAATACACAGGGAAGCCCTCGCAGAGACAACCTTTCCGAGTAAACAATTTGATTCACTGTTTTGTTGAAAGGAAAGAAAATGAGCATAACTTTAAGTCAAGGCATACCAAACTGGTTCGTTGATGAGTTTCACGATGACCTGTACCACGTATGCCAGCAAACCGAATCCAAGTTCAAACAGGCCGCCAGAGTTGAATACGGTCTTATCGCTGCTGAAGATAAAGCCTTTGATATGATGGATGCGTTTACCCTGACGGAGAAATCCGGTTACAGTCCCGATACGCCTTCGATTGACCCTGCGACACAAAGGCGATGGGTTACGACTACACCGTATCACAATTCAGTCCCGTTTGACAGGGACGCTGATTTATCTATCAAACTTTCACCTACAGGCGATTTCGTCACTGCTTTCAAGCGTGCTATCAACCGCAAGTTTGACGATATAGTCCTTGCCTGTTTTGAGGGTACAGTTTATTCAGGTCGGCGTAGGGGCAGCACAATCACCTGGGCTTCACAGGATGGAAACATCAAGTACACAGCCGAGAACACGGGACGAACTATCGCTTACAATTGCAGCAGCGGTAACTGTAGTGCAGCCGATACGGGTATGACCACCGAGAAAATCGAACTTGCACACGAATACTGGGCTTTCAACGACGTGGACGACAACATCCCGAAGTGGTGTGCCATCTCGCCGAGACAGGCAACTAATCTATGGGGACAGGAACAATATGTCAACCGAGACTATTCCAGCGGTGAGCCGTTGATGACAGGTTATATCCGTCGCAACTGGATGGGTATTAACTGGATTGTGTCCTCAAAGATTACCTTGGGTTCATCGAATGACGTAGATGCCGGCACTGATGTCTATGAATGTTGGGCCTGGGCTCAGGATGGGATTATTCTCGGCATAGCTGATGAACTTACTATTGAAATTACCACACTGCCCACCAAGTCCTATGCCCAGCAGGTATATGTCCATATGAACGCCGGTGCAATGCGTATGGACGAAGACAAGATAATCAAAATTGAATGTGCGGCATAAGGCCGAAAACTAAAGTATTAACGCTCGGCGGTTAATCCGTATGCCGGTTAAGAGCAACTTTTTAAGGAAAGTAAAATGAATTACAATTACGATTTCACATACGGGAGAAGGAACCGGATTGTCGGTCCTTCGCAACTTGTGGATTCTGCAAACATCTTCACTCCTACTTCAGACCAGAAGTACACTTTGGGTCTGGAACTGGATTTGAACGATGCAACAAATCGAAAGTTTGTGTATTTGAAGAACGGTGCTACTGCGCTTGGTAAGTGCAAAATGGTACAAACACCCGCCCACGACGCGGAGTCTATTGCCTCGACTATTCAGACAGGTAATGAGGCTTATGGCGCTTCGGCGGGTGCAAGTACGTTTGACGTTGTTGTGGCGACAGGTAGCGAGATAACAGCTAACTCGCTTAGAGATGGCTGGATGATTGTAAGTGATGGTGGCGATGCAATGGGTGATATGTACTTGGTTAAGTCCTGTAAGTGGTCAACATCAGATACAAAACTCCTCGTTACTATTTGTGATGAAGGCGGGCTTCGTAATGCTATCGCTGCTACCGACGACGTTTCTTTTGTTCCCAGCAAGTACAAGGATGTGATAGTAACGACAGAATCACCTGCCGGTGGCCCGGTTGGTGTGCCTCTAACTGCTGTCACCGCCAACTATTACTTCTGGGCTCAGTTCTGGGGTTATACGCCTATATTCACAGACGATACCGACACCATTGTTGTAGGCGACCCGGTTATGTTGACCGTTGATGATACTGCCGCCTCTAATGGCTGCGTTGCACTTAGTGATGCAGATGCAGATGCTTATGTTGTTGGCAACTGTGTATTCGCAGGCGCTGTAAGTGAATGTTCCATTATTGACCTTAGATTACCGTAAGAAAGGAGAAAAGACTATGTTAAGAAAAACAATTACCATAGCGCTGCTCCTTATACTTGCTTTGAGCAACGTGTCTTATGGTATCAAGTTGTTTGGTCAGGCCGATACAAGGCTGGGTGCTTATACCGGCCCTGTAGGCGGAACAGAGCAGGACGACACTGTAAAGGCTGCAATGGACTTGGCACATACAGACCTCGATGCGATTATCAGGGATTTGGGTATAGTTCGTGGGACGAACAGCAGTATATTTTATGTTGATAGTGGTACGGCGGGTACAACTGGCATCAGTTGGGCTACTGCCGTTGCAGATATTGAAGCCGCTACTGTTTTGTGTACTGCAAGCGCTGGTGACATTATTGTCTGTGCTCCAGGCCACGCAGAAGCGATGACTGCCACTGACGATATTGACCTTGACAAGATAGGTATTACAGTTATTTGTCTCGGTGAAGGCGACCTTCGTGCCACATTCAGTTATACAGCTAATGGCGAGTTCGTATTCAGCGCTGATAATTGCGCGGTTTATAATGCAAGGTTTATCGCTACATCGGATTCAGTAGTTCACGCTATTGACGTCGAAGCAAATGTGGACGGATTTAAGATAATTGGCTGTGAATTTTCAGCAGAAACTACTACTGTTGATGAGTTTGACGATGTTATTACTATTAGTACGGCAACAACTCGCGGCGTTATTCGGGGTAATAAATTCCTCGGTGATGTCGGCGCTAACGCCGAACCTCAATCGTGTATCAATTTCAATACGGCACACTATCTTGAAATTTCGGACAATCAGTTCTACGGCGACAGAGCAGTGGCTTGTATTGAAAATGCCGCAGCCGCGAACTTTCCGCTTATCAGGGATAATGTCCTGGTCAACGGCATTATCGGTGGAACGGCTGGTTTGAATACAGTGGCCTGCATTTCTTTACACGCGAGTACTTCTGCTGTGATTATTGACAACAAGTTGTTTTGCAATGTTGCAACGCCAGATTTGGCTATCATCGCAGCGGATGGTTTTATGTCTGGTAACACTTACAACGAAACCGAAGGCGGTCTTTCTCAGGGTTCTCCCATAGGCACAACTGCCGGACAGACTTATGTTGCGGTATGCACAACTACTACGGCTTTTGCCGAAGACCTTTTTGTTGTTACACAGCCCATTCTCATCGAGAGTATGCACGGGCTTGTTACCACAAACATTTCCGCCGATGGCGGAAACCTTCATCTTTTGTGCGATGCCACAACTGCGGCACAAGACCAAACTTTTAGTACGGCAGTTGCAGTACAAGGCGATGCCGCAGGAGATGTCTGGTCGTTTGACAACACTGCCGGACTTTCGGTTTTAACTCCTACGGCCAATGCCGGTACGAACTCGGCTATGGGTTCTTGGTTTTGTCCAATAGGTACTATTGAGCAATCTAACACTGATGCCGATGCTACTGGTGCTATTGTCTGGTATATGGTTTGGAGGTGTCTTGTTGACGGAACTACCGTAACACCACAGTAAGTTTTTAAGGGGGGCGGGGAAACCTGCCCCCATTTTTAGGAATTATAGATATGAGTATGACTGATTCAGCTGCAAACATAGGATTAGCCAATCAATCTCTCGGCTTACTTGGAGCGGCCGCCATTACAGTTGGTTCGACCACCGAACAGAACTATGTCTATTGTGCCTTATTTTTTGATGATGCACGGGACGAGATATTAAGTTCGCACAAATGGAACTTTGCCAAGAAAAGGGCTTATGCAATTCAGACGACAGACCCTTTATTCGGTTATGATAATGCGTTCACAAAACCATCAGACTGCTTGAAAGTCTGCCAGATTGAAGAAGCTGCTGATGCTAAATTCGAGGTTGAGGGCGGCTTGATATTGACAGATGAAGGCAGTGCCCCTACCGAATATGATGATGACAGCGTAGATTATCTGGCTGGACAGTATATCTCTTCTGATGATAGTGGCAGCGACCTGACTTACCTGGTGGACACAGCATTTACTTCGAGCGATGAAACAACTGATATTGCTTCCTATTGCACGTCTCAAGGCGATGATTTAGAGATTCTAAAATTAGAATATATCTATCAGGTTACTGATGTCAGCACATACCCCGTTTCAGTTTATCAATGTGTAGTGATAAATTTGGCCCGAATGTTGAGTTCACCGATAAAGCAATCAGAAAAAGCGTCTATGAACTTACAGGCGATGTTATATGGTAGCCGGTACATTGTCGGCTATCTTAATTTGGCGAGGTCTTTTGATGCACAGGAAGGCGGCGCTGTTAAATTTACAACTAATACCTGGATTAAGTCAAGACGATGAAAAAACTTATAGGTTTGTTTCTACTAATTTTACTATCAGGTTGCTGCCAGTTGTCTGAAAAGAAACTGCCTAACAACAGAAACAGACTCCCCGACAGTAAAATAGAAATATTGATAGAAGGCCGGACAGCAAACCCAAACATCCAGAAATATTTACTTTGGTGTTTGGAAAGAGATAGAAGAGAAAGGGAAGATAAATAAAAAAACTAATTACATTTTTTTTATTGTGTTCTGTTGCTTTAGGAGAGGACAAGCCTTACAGAATCCTCAATTCCTTCAACGCAGGTGAATTGTCTGCATTGCTTTCGGCGAGGGAGGACTTATCCAAGTATCACTCCGGCTGTTCTTTGATGGAGAATATGATACCAATTCCCCAGGGCGGCGCAGAGAAAAGGCCGGGCACAAAGTATGTAGCCGAATCGAAAAACAATACAAAGATACGGCTGCTGCCATTTGAATATTCTACCGAGCAATCATATGTTATTGAGTTGGGTAATCAGTACGCGAGGTTTTATGCTGATAGTGCGCAGATAATGATGCCAGCGGGAGAAGATAGTTCTCGGTATCCGCAGTCAGCATCAATAAAAGCACATTGGACACTTAACGACCTTTCTGGAACAACTGCTACAGATTCCGAAGAAAGTCACGACGGTACAATTAGTGAAGATGCTTCTGTTTTGACTGATACCGGACAAACTGCTGGTGCTTTTGATTTTGCCGGTTCTCATAAAGTTACTGTTACCGACCACGCCGATTTTACTTTTACTGGCACTACGTTTTCTATGGCTGCATGGGTATATGTTATTGCTACTGCCGCAGACCAGTTTATTATTTCAAAAGCTGATGCCGATGGTAGTAATGAGTGGTTATTTGTGATTGATAGCAGTGAACAGCCTTGTATCTGGTTATACGATGAAACTAACAATAAATGGGCTACATTAACTGCCGATGATGCTCTAACAGTTAATGCGTGGTATTACATCGTTGCAACTTATGACGGCACTACAGGTAATAGTGCTGCTGATGGATTAACTCTTTATGTTAGTGGTGTCGCCGTTGCTGCAACAGCGCTTACAATAGCCGGATATGATGATATGGCAAATGGTACTGCTGATATTATAATTGCCAACAGTGATGGTGATGGAGGGCAATTTCAGGATAAGCTGGACAATATAGCTATTTGGAAAGGTAAGGAGTTAACGTCAGCAGAAGTTGCCAGTTTGTATAGTTTGCAAACGGCGACAAGTACAACAGCGTATGAAATTGTCACTCCTTATTTAACAGCAGATTTATTTGAATTGAAATATGAACAATCTGCTGACGTTTTATACATAACTCATCCTGACTATGAAACAAAAAAGGTATCTCGGTATGCGGACAATTGGTGGACAATTGATGCTTTAGGAATTGAAAACGGCCCGTTTAGGTCACAGAATAGTGATGTTGGTGCCAAAATAGCCGCTTCTGCAACTACTGGTTCGGTAACTCTTACTGCTACTGGTTGCACACCTTTCGTAGCAGGTACTACGGCAGGCCATGTGCCAAGCGGTACTGCTTCAACATCTAAATCTCAAACTGGTGCTTTATTTAAATTGGTACACCCTATTGATGATTTGGAGTTTAAAGAAGAACTCGAAAGCGACTTTGCGGCAGGACAAGTTGAAGATACCAGTTGGGTGGATTGCGGGGTTTTATATAAAGGAACAACGTGGACGCTTGTTACAGGGGATACATGGTTTGGCACAATAAAAGTACAACGCAATTATACATTAGGTGCGGCGGTTGGTAACGGTGCTGATGAGGGGGCTTCTTTGGGTTGGGAAACTGTATTTACTTATTCATCCGGGGCTGGTGCTGCTGTAGATGCAAGGAATGTGTCAACTACAGGTACTGAAGATGACGGCGATGCTCAATATAGAGTTATCTATGCAGACGAAACAGCAGACGACACTGTCAGTGTTTATTTCTCTACCGACCAGACGGAGATAGTAGGTATCGTAGAGATAACAGCGGTAACAAGTTCTACGGTAGCTACAGGAACAGTTATTGAAACACTCGGTTCTACTGATGCTACCTATAAATGGTCAGAAGGGTCTTTGAGTAATTGCAGAGGATGGCCTCCAACAGTAGCATTCTTTGAGGATAGATTATGTTTTGGCGGCAATACATCGCAACCAGATACTATATGGGCTTCTGTTACAGCCGACTATGAGAATATGGAATCGGGCGTAGATGATGACGATGCTCTTAACTTCACTCTATCATCGAGGCAGGTAAATGTAATCGAATGGCTTGTCGGTAAAGACAAACTGCTCATCGGTACATCCGGCGCGGAATGGACTATCTCAGGTGGAACTGACGAACCACTAACCCCTTCTAACGTAGTAGCAAAACAGCATTCAACTTACGGAAGTGCTAATATACAGGCAACTTTAGCAAATGAAAGCGTCTTATTCTTCCAGAGGGGCAAAGAGAAGATGAGAGAGCTTGCCTATAACTGGGAGATGGACTCTTATGTATCTCCTGATATGACGGTGTTAGCACCTGAAATTACTGATGGCGGGATAGATGATACTGATTATCAACAAACGCCCAATCCTATTTTATGGTGTGTCCGAGACGCAAACGAAATATGTGTCTTTGTGTATGAGAGGAAAGAGCTGATTACGTCTTGGGCGAGATTGATAACAGACGGCGATTTTGAGTCTGTTGCCATTATAAGCGGGACAACTGAAAGCGAGGTATGGGTATCCGTAGAGAGGGTTATTGACGGAGACACTGTAAGATATATCGAATATTTTACTCCGAGAGACTGGGACAGCGATTCCAATGCTTTCTTTGTGGACTGCGGCATAACCGATACGGGTGGTGATGCCACTATAACCGGCTTGAGCCATTTGGAGGGCGAAACAGTACATATATTGGGCGATGGTGTAGTTCTCGCAAGCGAAACTGTTTCAAGTGGTCAGATTACGGCGGATTCTGTCTGTAGTAAATATCAGGTAGGATTACCTTATACCGTCCAGTTAAAGACAATGCCCTTATCCTGGATTATGCAGGGAGGGCAGACCATACAGGGCAGGATTAAACGAATAAATGAAGTTTTGCCAAGATGGTATGAAAGTGGCGATTTTTATATTGGCAAAGATTATGACAATAAGGAACTGATGAGTATAGACGGTATTACCACCAGTGAGGAACGCAAAACATTTCAGCCTGGCTATGACAGGTCAGGATATGTGTATTTTTACCAGCAGTCGGCGGAACCGTTTACTTTACTGGCTTTAATGATTGAATTTCTCGTGTTTTAGCCTAAAAGGGATAATTTTCTATG